GTAACAACGCTGCACATGTCTCCAGATGCGGCATCGGTAAGGGCATATCCTATGATGTTAATGTTTGCTTGTGTTGCTAGTATGGCAGTCATATCTGCGGTACCAGCTGTTAAGGCTTCACCAGCGCTTATTGCTTCTCCTGCTACAAAGGGCAGAATGCGAGCGGGTGCTCCTCCATCGTTTACTAAAATTTCTGTTGCCATTTTTATTCACCTTTTAGATAGTAGTCTCTGTTCAATTTGATTTTTCCATCAACCACTTTCATACCGAACTCTCTCTTGGTTTCTGGTACTTCACCTTCATCAGATGATTTACCTTTTCCGAAAGAACGTTCGACGTCGTTGCTTGGCTCAGGCATTGCTGCTAGAGCGTCGCTAAATCCAGTCAATCTGGATTCATCCCAAGCGGAAAGTTCCTCGACACGAGCATCCTTTTTATCTTCTTCGATAGTACCGAATAAGACTTCTTTGGATATGATTGCTTCTACTGCTTCAACTTTTCTTGCTTCTGCTTCTTTAGTTAATCGTTCTTCTTCTGCTTTCTTGAAAGTTTCTAATTCTTTCATAGCTGCTTTGAATTCAGATTCGATTTCCTTTTTAGATGCTTCTGCTTCTTCTAGTTGTGTGCGTAGAGAAGCGAACTCGCGTTCGACAATGCTTTCTGCGTCGGATTTTACAGTTGTTTCTTTTGTCTCTTCTGACATATTTACCTCTGTTTGTTCTGACTCACATCCACAAGCACCTTCGTGGCCACCACAACCACAGTCGTGGTCGTCGTCAGGTACGTGGGAATCACACTTCGTTTCTATTGTACATTCCTTACAGACTGGGTCCATTTTTTCATTGTCAATGAAACTTACCTCAGTAGGACGAATGTTAGTGGCATAATTGTCACCCATAACATCCACATCGTTTGAAAACCAATCGATGCTTACATGTGTCATGTCTCCTTCCTTAACTTTATTCATTACTTCTTGACCGCGGCCATATTTATTAGATACTGTTGCCAACATCTTGATTGCGGTCTTTCCATTGTCCATCTCAACCAACTCAGGAGTCGTTGCCATGCCGATTAAGTCCTCAGTTGTTCTCTGATGGTCTACATATATGGGGAGTTCTGAAAATTTAGTTAAACTATCTTTCAACATACCTCCTTCTATATAAACTTTATGTTCTTCTCCGTCTGCCTCATATTCATGAGGACCGGATGTAATAGCGATAACAGGAAAAGATACAGATTCGATTCCTTCATCACTGGAAAATGTTATATCTTCACCTTCAGCCACTGCCAATGCAAATGACCTTTGTATAGGTTCAGTATCTTTACCCTCTGCAAATTCCCGCTCTACGCCATTCTCTTGCGCCCACATGCTACACATGCCAGCTGCAATCTCTTCAGGGTTATCAAAACCCCTTTTCTTCAGGTTTGCTTTAGTGTTCATCATACATTTTTCAAATGTCATTTTCTATCTCCTGTTGCGTTTGCGGAGGGCTTGTTGCCCCTATTTTGTGCTCTAGCGGATTCTTCTTTCTTATCCTCGTTCTTACCGCCAGATATATTAGCATTCTTATCACTTTGTTCTTGTTTGATTGGTGATGCCTTAATATCTTCAGAAGTTTCCATATCTAGTTCGGTTACTCCTTCAGGGTCAAGACCTCTTTCCTCTCTAACTTCACCGGGTGATAATACACCTTCTGACAAATAAATCATATCTGTCTTAGCTTTAGTGAATGCGTCATCTGTATTAATTTGCCTAAACTTAAATTTAGCATCGCCTGATTCTAATTGAGGCATCAGCTGGGAATTAAGTGCTCCCTCTATCATTGTTTGTAGGTATCTTACATAAGGTTCAAATATTGGTCTAGCCTTCTCTGGGTCTGTCCACATTGTCCTTGGTGTTTTTAATGCTAAATGAATTTTATCTAATATATCATCTGTATATTTACCATACTCAAAAGCACGTTGTGTACCTTGTAATTCTTTGATAGTTATGTCGTTTCCATGGATTATATCTTCGCCGGGTGCTAAAGTATTGAAAGCATCTACAATTTCGTTAATTTTATCAGGACCATAGGGCATATCTGGTAAACCACATGATACATCAAATCTACTAGATGCATATTTATTAAGGGCTGCACCAATATCTCTTTCTGCATAATCTTTCAAATCCACTAAATAGAGAATAGGATGTATATCTGATAAACCATAAGCAAAATCATCGAATTGATTATTTTTCAACTCTATTATTTCGTCTTCTTCGAATCTTACGTTTTCTTCATCATCACCTATTTTTTGATAATAGTATTCTATTTGTCCGTGCTCATTTCTTTTTACATACATATTCTGACTAGAACGTACAATTAAATTGTCTCCGGTCCATTCTAAATATCCTGTACCAAAAATACGAGCATTTCTTATCCATCCATATAAAATATGTTCAATATTTATATCTCGGAACATCTCTTCTAACTCTTCCCTTACATTGTCATCGGCTGTAACTATATCAAAATTATCTTTGACAGCATACAAGCAAGGTAAATCAATTAGACTTCTAACAATAGGGTCAGAAAGATATACATTCATATAAGTTCTATTTTTACCAATATGTGGTTCAAAGTCCTTATTCTGTGCAAATCCACCGAATCCCTTATTTATTTTAAGTCTCTGAATTACTCCCGCACCGTAACTTCGTGGGTCGTCTTTTTTATACGCAGGGTTGCTTCCTATAGATGCAAAACTGCGTCTAACTCTATCTATAAACGACATGGCTATTTATAATTAACTCTAATGGGTATATAAAGTTTTTGTTAGATTCCCCTTAAAGGTTGCTTAAGTAGACGTGATTTTCTCTGAGTTGTTGTAAAAAGTGGTCCTGTAGAGTGGGTTCCATGGTTCACATTGTTCGGTCGACTAATAGGACGGGAAACTATACTTCGACCAAAATTACCACTCATGGGTAACATTGTCAACGTGGCATGTAAAGCCATAGCAGTACTATCGCAATAATCATCATGTTTACCACTAGGTGCGGCTATTTTTTCTGTTTTGTTAGCTGCATCCATAGTATATTCTAAGTCTATGTGTTCTCGTGTCCATTTGTGTATAAGTTTAGCTTGTGGAGGAGATAGGTTCTCAGGATTAGGTACTTTCACTCTTCCTTGTTGGAAATATGATTGTGCGTCTCGGTACATTTGGGTTTTAGTACCTTTCGGACCACCTGTGAAAACAAACGCCACAAAATGTATATTAGCATCTAAACACGCTATCCGTAGGTCTTGTTCAACCGCACCACCAATACCAGTACAGTCAACAATGAGACGATTAGCCCCAAGGTTAATGGCAACATCCATAATACGTTTACGTTGGTATGGAATATCGTGTCCACCAGTTCTGGCATTGATTTCTTCAATGTAAACAAGTCTTGCAAAATTTTCTTCATCAGATTTTTCAAGGGACCATGCACTAATGACAGTAGAGTTAACAGATTTGCCAATGTCAACACCAACAGTAATATTGCCTCCTCGCGACTGTCCATCCCCATCCAATCCAGTAAGTTCGTAATCATCATAACACCTTTTAATTTTTTCTGGATTAAATACATTCGATACAGACTCTACAAACTCACACTCGTATTCTGTCCTCCAGTAGATAGAATCTTCACCCCATTCCGTCATCTTATCTAACATTTCTTCGTCAGTATAGGGAGCAGAATAAGCATCCCCTTTCTTTACGGCGTCTCTCCATGTATAATGTAATCTCTTAAAAGTAGCAGCATACCCATCATCATAAAGATATTTATACATATGATTATCTTTAGACTTGGGTGTACCTAAATTAATAAAAGGAGCTTTATTGGCTACAATAGACGGCTCTACATTGTCAATGAACAATTTATCGTCGATGAGTGGAGACTCATCAACAACAAGGAATGTAGGGTGTTGTCCTCTTATAGCTTGCCCTTGGTTACTAGGCGCTAATGGAGCCCTACGCATTATTGTGCCCCCCTTAAGTGTTATATTGGGCTTATTATGAAATCTATAATTAGCTACTAACCCATTAAGGAAAGTATTATCTGCAAAATGTCTATATACATAAT